AGAGGACTTTGAAATAACTGAACCAATGTTCAACGATGAAGAGGCATATCTCATCTCCGACGAAGATTGGCGATCAGCAGTCCACATGGTCGGCAAAGAGTTGGACAGCATCTACGAGCAGTGTCACGAAATCATCAACGACGCACTACACCGAGTTTACCTCAGCAAGGAGAACGCATAATGCGATTAGGCACATACGACTTCACCGAAACATCAGACGGCATTCTTACCGTTGGGCAACTCATCAAGGCGTTAGAAGGTCTTGATGAGAGCACTCAGATCGTCATAGGCGATCCTGACAACGGTTGGTATAACAACATAGACGGTTTCCATACACCGTCAGAAGATGGTTACACAGCACTCACATTCTCACAGGGCAACCCTGTGGACTCACGACAGTTCTAAGGAGAACACATAATGATCCAAGAAACAGAACTCAAATACACAGCGAACACACTCGCAGACCTGTCACGATACCTATGGGGTGACAACTCCACAGAGTTTCTAGCAGGCGCACTACAAAGCGTCATCACAGAAAAACAAATGAAAGTCCTCATAGACAACCTAGAACAACAAGTAAAGGAAACAGGTAAACCATAATGCATACATATCACCGAATAGCAGTAGAAGCAATGGACGAAGAGGACGCAAAAGGTAGAGCACTACAGTTCGCGGAAAATCAAGAATGGTCAGATTGGCATTCACTGATGGAAACTGATCGTCTTGACTTCGCGGTTGTAACAAACTACAAAGCGAACCCTGAAAAGTTCAACGAACTTGTTGAAGAAGCATTGGGATGGACACAAGAAACGATTGACCAAGCAGTTCAAAAGTATGGGGACATCACACTCAAGGAACTCTTGACCAACCCCAAATACGACTTCGGCGGGTTCTCAGGGTCAAACAACGACCTCACACAAAACGAGAGAGACACTCAGTTAGAGAACTCCCTCGCGGTGTTCAGAGTCGGACAAGCGTTGCGTGTCAAGAACAGCGAATACGGCGCAGACATACACTTCTACGACTCAAAAGAATACACACCCAACCCGAAATATCTACAAGACAGATGCGCGACCAACCCTGAAGAACAGTGGATCGTGATAGTGGACTACCACTTCTAAACAGAAGTGGCTTTATCCAAATTGAACGGTGGCGTATATGCCATCAGAAAGAATAAGACATGGACTTTGAAGACTTTTTAGAAGAAGATAACGACGATGTAATGATCCGTATGGAACATGAAGACGGAACTAAGGTCACATTCCTGACCGCACCTCCTGAGGTGTTCACAGTGAAAGACGAGTTGGAACCGTTGGTGTATGGGATCGGCGATAAAGATGTTTGCGTCGCATTCAACAGCGAACTCATAGAACGGATGGTCGCAGAGTCAGTAGAGAAGAACGGAGAAACTTACGGCGCGCAAGCGTCAGCGTTTCTTCCAATAACTATGATCCTGAATGTCGGTCTGAAAGCAGTGAACAAATATATGGAGGACAACAAGTAATGGCAAAGTATCGCGTAACAACAATGGTGACAACAGATGTTGAAGCAGAAGACAGTATTGAAGCGATGTCCAACGCGGTATACAAAACGCGCATCATGATAGGCGACGATCCATACAGTCCGACAGGATCAGAACATCGCAACAGTTGGGTCACAGGCATCGCGATCAACAACGACGGGGAATACATGGTTTACGAACAAACCCCTATTCCAAACTGAACGGTGGCGTATATAAAATGAGAACCTGCAAATACTGTGGATGGGCGATAACCGATGTAAGATATAACAAGCAAGTCATATGGCAAGACCAATGGTTTGCAGAACAATGCGGGTGGGACGGCAACAACTCCCCGCACGAACCTATAAAACTAAACCAACAAGAAACAAGGAGTAGGAAATGAAACCTTGGAACAAAATCCACGGCAAACAAATTGACATGGGCATCTGCCCGCGTTGCGAAGGGCTAATCCCATCAAACTCGCATCACAGACAATACATGGGTGCGATCTCACGACTCACACGAGGACAAGACGCACATAAACCTATTGAAGTATGTTCCGACTGTGGAACAGAAGAAGGAATGCAAGAACACTTTGAAGGGTTCGCAACACCAATCAAAGACTGGCCGATCATGACCGATAAAGCAATCTTGCGACGATCAGAAGCGTTCAGCATCTTATTGGAATGGCAACAAAAACTTGACGATCTAGGAGACGACGATGGCAACGAAGAAGAACCGTTCTAAAAAGAAGTTCCACAAACTGAACGGTGGCGGAAACAACGAACTCACGCGATCCATGCGTGACCACCCAACCTACAAAAAACCTGAACTCAAATTGGTTTAGGTTTAAGTAGGAAGCGGGCTACGACACTGAACCCGACGAAGAGTTCGTAGCCCCGCTTCACTACCACGACGAGTCTTTCAGATGGGGGTCTTCAGAGCCCCGCCGATAACTTTTATCCTAACAACAGTTATCAGCCCCGCATGAATGCTTCCGCATTTTGCGGGATAGCCCCGCCCCAACATGCGGGTTACCACCACATGTTGTGGTTACCCGCGGGTACGCGGGACTGTCGGACACAATACGACGTTAATAGTGGTTTATTTTTGAAACGTGCGTGTGACGGGGCTGTTGGTCTGCTATCTTTTACCACTGCTACACGGGACTGCGACGAATAAAATAGTAAGCGCAGATAAGCATCTAACATGCACGGTGGCGTATACAACCTTTCGCGCGCGATCCATAATCAAATCTTAATCTGCGACCAGACAAAATCGCGGATCTTGTTTCGGCTGCACGAACGTCCGAAAAGGTTTGGTAAAGGTTCTCACACTCTCCAAAGTTTTTACCGATACAGGTTCTTTCCTCTTTGTTAAGAGCAACGTTGCTACCAATTACTTATTACCGGCCGGAAGTACTTGACCTTTTACTGAAAAGGGTGTAGAGTTCGTTTGATGATTACTTCAAAAAATGAAGAGTTGTTCCCCAACCCGAACGGTGGCGTAAACAACTTAGATAAACCTAAACGAAAAAGGAAATTGACTCAAGGCGACAAGGCTTCCAAAATCCATCCCGACATAATCCAAGAAATATGGGATTACTGGGTTGAAGCAATGCAATCCAAAAAGGCGATCCTAGACACCGATCGTGTCGTAAGTATCGGTTGGGCTGTCCACGACTACGGTGTAGACGCCTGCAAAAGCGCTATAGATGCCTGCGCGAAATCACCTTTCCATATGGGATCCAACAAACAACAAGTCAAATATAACGGTATAGGTTTGATATTCCGCAACGCAGAAAAAGTAGAATACTTCCTACAACGATCCAACAAACGAGACGCAGGACAGGAATGGATAGATGAACAAGACTGAATGCCGAACCCTCGTAGACCTAGCCCACGCCATGTGGAGCAAAGAACAACCATTAGACCACGACGACCGCAAAATCACCTACCGTGCATGGTGGCTCATCCTCCAAGACTGCCCACTAAACGAACTAGAAACCATCCTAGTTAAACTAAACAAAACAGAACACTTCTTCCCAACCCCCGGCGAAATCTATTTAGAATGGAAACAAACCCAACCCGACGCAGAACCCACCGCCACACAAGCATGGAACATCTACTGCCACCTCCGAGACACCGTCAACTCAGGAACAGCACAACCCGATCAACACATCCCCGAAAAACTTAAACAAGTAATCCGAATAGTCGGACTCTCACTCTCCACAGGCGCAGACAGAGAACACTTCAAACAAACCTACAGCCAACATACAACACTAGGATAACATAATGCAACAATACATCTTCGGAATCCTCATAGGACTACCACACGGCATCCTCCTCGGACTATACATCGCCCAAAAAAATGCCAACCGCCCACCAGCCGGAAAGAAACACAAATGAAAAAACGACACGGACGCCCACCAACACGAGCACAAGCAAATACAAAAACAACCCTCACCATAAAAATTGACGCAAACTTAAAGAATTTGATGGTTGATCAGGCTGATGCTTATGATTTGTCTATTTCTGAGTATTTGGGTGTTTTGGTTGTGAGGGATTCTGGTGGGGTTTAGGTCTAGGCGTGCTCGTGATGGGGATTCGGTGTATGTGACTGTTCCTGTGCCGGGGTGGTTGAAGAATCAGTTGGTTGATTTGTCCACTTGGAAAATGCACCAATACTACTAACAATCGGAGTATACGCCTTTGAAGATGACACTAGCAAACCCCTATTATTAACACACAATGTTAACGTAATCAGTTGATTGTTAGGTGTTTGGAGAATATGATTCAACTCACACCCATTATCAACTCATTTCACTATTAATACCA